CGTAGGTTCCAAGAATGCGGTTATTGAACTGACCGAAACACAATTCAATTCTGTTAAAACTCCTCTTGATGAAGAATCAGTTCTTCGTCAGGCAGCAATGGATGCAGAAATGAGTGGTGATACTGACACCGCAGCAACTAAGAATACTGCAGCAGCAGCAAAAGCAACCGCAGCACAGAATGCACTGAATGCACTTTGATTTTAATCACTTGATATGAAGACATTTTATTTTATGGCAGGGTTACCCAGATCGGGTAGTACTTTGCTTTCGTCTATTCTAAATCAGAATCCAAAATTCTATTCTGGACCATCAAGTCCTGTACTTGGTGCAATGTATGCGATGGAGGAAAACTTCACTACCAATGAACTTTATACTGGATATCCAAAACCAAACCAGGTAAAAGAAATCATTGGTAGTATTCCTCATCATTTTTATAGTGATATAGAAAAACCTGTTGTCTTTGATAAGAATCGTGCATGGACGGCTAGAGTGCCATATATTGAGGGATATATTGGCCAGCAGGCAAAGATTCTTGTTCCCGTTCGTAGAGTGGATGAGATTCTTGCGTCTGTGCTTACAATGATTCATCGCAATCCTTTTCAAGAAGGGCAGGATAGAATTAATTTTGTTGATGAGTATTTGGTAAAGACAAACACACCAATAAATGATTATAATAGGTGTATGCATCTTATTAATCCTGATGGTATTGTGTATGAGTCACTGAATGCAGTTAAATTGGGACTAGATTCCAATATGCGTGACAAAATGCACTTTGTAGACTATAATGATATGGTGAATAATCCTGATCAAGTTATGGAGGACATCTATGATTTCTTAGGGGAAGAATATTACGAACATATGTTTGATGGACTCTCTAATATTCATAGAGAGAATGATATCAATACTTATGGACTGAACGATATGCACGAGGTTCATTCTAAACTTGAGAAAACTTCTAGTTCACCAGAATCAATATTGCCTGAAGAGATTCTCAACCTCTATAATGAAAATAAGGAATCCCTTGAGTTTTGGAGTTCTAAATAAAAAGTAAAAGAAATAAAAAAATGGCAATTCAATTTTCCAAAAGTATTACAAGCATTAATGTTGCAAATTCTGGAGATAAAGATGTAGTATGTAGTGTAGAAGTTGAATTTACTTCTTATGACGACTCTAATCAGGAAGGTACGACCATCACTTCTAATGAAACATTTCAACTTAGCACAGATGGCAGAACATCCTCTTCCGATGGATGGGTAGCATATGCTAGTTTAGATGCGGCAACTGTTGAAGGATGGTTGGGTTCCGAATTAACTGATAGAACGACATCAGTTCAGGAAAATCATAACGGATGGATCAATTCTGTTCTCACTCCTCCAGCACCTGCTACAGTAGATAAAGCACTTCCTTGGTAATTTTATGGCAAAACTTAAGTATTCTATATTTCATGTTCAAGGTGGGTTTGGAAAACATATTGCCGCAACAGCAGTAGCCAAGTGCATTAAAAATAATCATCCAAGCAGACAACTTGTGATTGTCTGTGCTTGGCCAGAAATATTTCAAAATCTTCCGTTCGTTGATAGAGTATATCAACTTGGTAACACAAGTTATTTCTATCAAACTTATGTGGAGAATCAGGATTCGTTAATTTTCCACAACGAACCTTATTTTACAACGGATCATATTCATAAAAAACTTCCTCTTGTAAAGACCTGGACAAAGATGTATGGTCTTGAGTATAAGGGAGAAATGCCTAGCATCAAGTTTAATCCTCTACAAAAAAAACTTGCTAAGGAGTTCTGGACTGGTCGTGCTAATGGTAAACCCATCATGGTTATTCATACCAATGGTGGGATGTATAACGAACAGAGGCCATACTTATGGGCACGAGATATGCCCGTAGCACTGGCACAGAGACTTGTAGACCACTATTCTGATGACTATCATATCTTTCAGGTTAAGAAGGCATCCAGTGAGGCATTAGACGGGGTAGAGGTTGTTCAAGATCCTATGACAAACATGGAACTTGTAAGCACTCTTCTTTATAGTGATAAAAGAATTCTTATTGATAGTTCCCTACAACATGCCGCAACGGCACTGAAACTTCCTTCAGTAGTTCTGTGGAACGGAACGAGTCCTGATGTGTTTGGATGGGATATGCACACAAATATTCAGGCAGAAAAACCTGCTAACTTTAAACTTCCGAACAGTTATCTGTTTGATTTTGATTTTACGGGAATGGAAGAAGAGTATCCTTATGTTGATGAGGATGAAGAAATTTTTGACTTTGATAAAATTGTAGAAGCAGTTGGCTAATGAATGTAATTGGACTTTATGGTGCGATTGGTTGGAATGTTTTAATTTCAGACAATCCAAAACTTAGTAATCAAATGAATGAGAGTTGGATACACGGTGCTAGTGTGACTCTTTTTTCTGATGGTAATCACATTGCAAGTATCAGTGAGGAAAGACTCAGTGGTATTAAGTATGATGGAAACTTTCCACGTAAGTCAATAGAATATTGTCTATCGACAGGCAATCTTTCTAAAGAGGATATTGATGTGGTCATTGTTCCTTCAATGGCAAATCAAAACTTTTATAAAAATTATATCAATAAAACTATTGAGAAGAAAGTTAAAAGATATTTTCCAAAAGCAAAGGTAGAGATTGCATCACATCATTTGTGTCATGCGTATTCTTCTGTGTTCTCTTGTGATTATAATGAAGGTTCATTCATTACTTTAGACAATGCTGGTTCTATTTTGTTTGACACTGCAGGACAAATTTTTGCCTGTGAAAATCACTCATTTGGATATTTCAATAAGGAGAAAGGCATCTTAAAATATTATCCTGGTATTCCAATGACTAATAATCTTGGAAACTATTATTGGATGTGGGCACATAACATCTATACTCAAATGGTTCAAAAAAAGATTGATATTACTGATCCAAAGTATCGTGAAACATTCTGTGGTAAGGTGATGGGTCTTTCTGCTTATGGAAACATAAAAGAACCTAAGAAAGATTGGAGACTTCATTTTGAGGGGATTCCACAGGTAGCACTGGAGTCTTTACCTAGTCGTGATTTTAATTATGGTAATCTTTCTGCCGAAAACAAAGCAAAGCAACTTCAATATAATTTTGAAAATGCAATGCTCGAATGGATGAAAGAACTCAAAGAGCAAGGATATATTGATGACAATCTTTGCCTTGCCGGTGGAGTATTCCTTAACATCCTTGCTAATTCTGTTCTTCGTAAGAATGGTGTTGCAAAGAATATGCACATCCCACCATTCCCTGATGACACTGGACTTTCATTCGGGGCTGCATGTTATGGAGTATTCAAGGCAAAAGAAAAAGTAAGTCTTCCACATAATATTTCACTTCTCGGACGCACTTATAGTGACGAAGAGATTGAGGAGGCACTCGAAGGGATGGAGTATAAAAAGTTTGATACTTTTGAGGAACTATGTGACAAGACGGTAAATGTTCTTGCCGAGAATAAGATTGTTGGTTGGTTCCAGAATCGTTCAGAGTTTGGTCCAAGAGCACTTGGTTCTAGATCAATTCTTATGAACCCTACTCCAAATGAGAACAAGGAAACAATAAACACACGTATTAAACATAGAGAGGAATGGCGTCCGTTTGCAGGTATCATGCTTGAAGAATATCAAGATGAATACTTTATGGATACATATCCAAATGAATATATGCTATACTCTTTAGTTGTAAAACCACATCAAAGAAAGAAACTTGGTGCGATTACACATAAAGATTTCTCTTGTAGAATTCAGACTGTGAATCAAAAATTGCATCCAGAAGTTACCACACTTCTACAAAAATATAATGAGAAGACTGAGTGTCCTGTTCTTCTTAATACATCTTTCAATGATAATGGTCAACCAATTGTAGAAACTCCAAAAGATGCGATTAAAACTTTTAAAAACATTGATCTGGATTATCTTGTGATTGGTAATTATTTTGTAGTAAAACAGTAATTTTATGAATTTTAAAGTATACACAAAAGAAAATTGTCCTCACTGTTATAAGATTAAGCAAGTATTGGAATTGACCGGCACAGATTTTGTATCTTATAAACTTGAAGAGGACTTTACAAGAGAAGAATTCTATGCTAAATTTGGTAGAGGTTCTACCTTTCCACAAGTAGTATGTGACGATAAAAAATTAGGAGGCTGTGTTGACACAATCAAATTCCTCAGAGAACATCAAGTCATCAAGTCTTAACATAAATAAAAATGAAGACCACAGAAATCGTGGTATTGAATTTTTACTTAATGGGGGAAAAAGAAAGCAAACAGAACCATTTCATATTATCTTTGAAAAGATGGTAAGCTTTCTAAAACGGGAAGTAACTATCTATTTTGAATTTTCCATCAGGACACGGAAAATAGAGGTAACTACCCGGAGTAAAAAAGATGTTAGCAACTAGTTTAGTATTTGGATCATTTTTGACTATTCTATTTCTCATGATGGGACTGATGATTGGTTGGACTGCTAGAGAATACATGATGAACTATCGGGAGGCACCAAGATATCATCCCGAAATGTTTGATGAGCAAGGAAATCTTATTCCAGATGAAGTAATCGCATTTAATTTTGAAAACTATGACGACAGTAACGAAGAAGAAAACGACAACGACTAAGGCAGTATCATTAGAACTTCCAAAAAATCCATTTGTCTTTGAAGTTTTAGATCTTGTTTCCAAACAGAGAAGTAAGGCAAAGAAGATTGAAGTTCTTAAGAAGTATGAGGATATTTCTTTGAAGGCAACATTAATTTGGAACTTTGATGAGAGTATAATCTCTATGCTTCCTGTAGGAGAGGTTCCTTATTCTGGATTTGAGGATCAGGCATCATCAAATGGAACTCTGACCACTAAAATCTCAGAAGAGGTTCGTAGAATGCACGAAACCGATTCATTCTCAATGGGTTCGAGTGATAAGAACGGACATACCACAATTCGTAGAGAATTTAAAAACTTCTATCACTTCATTAAGGGTGGTAATGATAGTATGAATAGTGTTCGTCGTGAAACGATGTTCATTAACATTCTTGAGGGACTTCATCCATTAGAGGCAGAAGTTGTTTGTCTGTGTAAGGATAAAAAACTTTCGGATAGATATAATATCACAAAAGAAATTGTGAGTGGGGCATATCCAGACATTACTTGGGGCAATCGTTCATAATTATGGCAAATCAATTGGGAGATGCTCCTACCAAAACAGAAGAGGAACAGTCTATGACTTCATGGACACCATCAGAAAAAGAAAATTCTAAATCCGTATATGGGTGCGACATACTGATAGATAATGGAACTTTGGAACAAGTCTCCACTAAAGATTGTCCTAATGATGCCATGATAATCACCTATGTGGTTGATGGAGAAACGAAATATGATTTGACTCGTAGTCAAAAGGAAGTTCGTATCTTTAATATGTACTGGGATAAGTTTCGTGAGAATTTAAAGAGTATTGGTTTTGGTATGGGAAGAACCGATCCAAAACTATGGAGACTGGAACCACCGACTCCAATCAAAAAGAGGAAATGATTCCAAAATATTGGCAAAAAAAATCCCGGCAATTTTTTAAGCGATAGGGATTTTAAGAAACCTCTTGACTAAATATGGTATAGGGTCTATAATGGACCTATCGTTCATCAGAGAAAACTCTGACGCAAGTAAGTCGCGGAACGGAGCCGTTCATCCCATGATTGAATTTCTTTTATATTCATCACTCACATGCCAACAAGCCGACAGCATTATGCTAAAGATGAAAGCAAACGAGCATATCTCTGATGCTTTTAAGGTTGAGTTGGTAGAGACCGTAAAGGAATCTGTACCTGAGTGCTATTGGGACGCAAACGACTAAAGGAACGGACCTAAAAATC